CATTTTGGTCTAAGAATTTATAAGTAACAGACATGTTGCCTAGATCATGTTTGATTTGTTCGACACGCTTCCACATTTCGATAAGGTCTGATTCCGCTTTTGCTTTATCTTTTGTTTCCTTATCTACATATGCATCATAAGCACGTTTTAATTCGGATACGACAGAAAGACTTGCTTTCGCATCTTGTTCTTGCTTCAACACTTTCATTTGTGTTTTTAAATCAGTCATTCCCATAGCGATGTGTGAAACATCCACATCCGATTTAGTTTCAACATCTTTCCATTCCGTACCAGTCCACCGCTGTAATTTATTATCTTTTAACAATAAATCGTCTTTTTGGAATCCTAACGGACTTTCTTCATCTAATGTAGCTGATGTATAAGTGACGTTTGTTTCTCCATCACTTTCACTGAATAACAACTTTTCATTTTCTTTAATCGCACTAGCTTGTTCCGCTAATTGCGCTTCTACTTTACTTAATTTGTTTTCAACTCGACTGGTTATCGATTGAGTTAATGTGGATTCTTCATTACCTACAGTAATGCTTTCGTAAGTATCGGATAACGGTAGCCATACTGTTCCGATAACTCTTGCTTTACTTACTGCGTTATTTAATTTTGGGAATTTGATTTTTACTTCATCATAAACCGCAATGTCTCCATTGAAATTCGGGTTTTCAGCCATTAAATCCACAAAAGAAACAGTTACGTTCACTTTTGGGAATCCGATATTATGATCACGAATGTATTTTTCTGCTAACTGTCTAAGTTTCGCTTTATCTAACTCGTAAGGTTTCTTTCTATCTTTATCTAATCCGCCCCACCATAAGAAATACTTCCATTTCTTCTTAACTTTGTACCATCCTGTTACCATCGCTCCAGAATCTTTAAAGTAATATCGGTTTCCATGTTTATCTCTAAACCATGCATTTTGATAAATGTATCCACTCTTTTTAAATCGATACCATTCGTTATCAATATATTTCCAACAATTTTTTAGATACTTCTTGTTAGGATATTCATACCACCAACCTGTACTGTTTCTTTTCCAAGAACCACCGCTAGCGGTATATTTTTCTTCAACTTCCCCTTCTCCAATTCCTTCTGCTTCATTTTCTCCTGCATCTCCACCGTCGAATTCGTCTTCTTTGAACTCGCTTGTAAAATCCACAGGAAGAACACGCGCAAATAAAAAATTATTAGAAAAAGGACTATCAACAACTCTTTCGTTTTCATCTAATGTATATACTTTCTTTTCATGAATCATATAAGGATATACACTAGTAAAAACATCTTCATCATTATCTTCTTGTCTGAATTCAGTTATATTTTTTCCATAACTCAACACGACATTACTACGCTTACCTAAATTTTTGGATAATTTAATTTCGTAATTATCAAATCCTACATCGGCTTTAAGTACCGTTGCTAGAGATAATTCATGACCGTACAGAGCCTCTCTGGCGTTTGATATTTTATCTAAACTCCATTCAATTTTTGCGGTTTCTGTAATATCGCTCCACATATTGAATTTGTTACGACCTACAATGCTGTCAAGCCACGTTCGAAGTAAATAGTATCCTGGTCCTTCTGCTGTAACATTAGGAAGCAAACTTAAATATTTTAACCGATGCGCTACGTGTACTCCATAAACTTCAATCCTTGTATCATCAACGAACACTGTACGAATAATATCGAATTGCTGTTTTTTATTTCTTGCATCAGCATCGCTGTGAATGATATTTCCTTTATAAAGAAGGTGTGCATTCACGCCATCAGCACGATACACACCTTCAAATTCTAATTGAGTTCCTCTTCTTTTGACTTTTGGGGCTACTAACCAATCTTTCAAATATCCTACTTTGTCTGAACCTTTAATTTCTACGAATATTTTACTCAAACTTTAACACCCCAATTCGTTTGTATCCAAACTTTCATTGAAGGGTTGTCCCATGAAATTCGACTAGTCCCTATATCAAGATGTATAAAATCTGCACCGTAAACACTTAACATAGAATTGCCATCTTCCGAGTACGCAACCTCGTTTTCACAGTCGACAAATACTTTTCGTTCTATATCTTCAAGTTTCATTTCCTGTCTTCCATGAGTGTTCGAAACAGTAAATTTTACATTACCATTTCCTGCTATTTTCAATACTGGAAGACTTGTTCTATTAGTAGGGTTTACTAATTCAGAATTGTTCTGAACTTCTACGAATTCTCTACCACTCTTTAAGTATTTAATAGGGTGGATTTTAAAATTAACAGCCATTTTCCCTAAATAGAATAACGTTTCTGATACACTAAATGTTTCATTGAATGCAGCTAAATAGATGTAATCTTTATCCCACGATTTCTCTAATTCACAGTACCCGACTGGCGACAACCAATCGGATACTGCATCAATAGCATTTTGCATTTTTACTTTAGCAGGAAGTTTTAAATAGAATTCGTATGGTTGAACAACTGTTTTTAAACGGTGTTTATCCACAAGGATACTTCCATCTCTACCTAAAACTTCGACTTCTTCTACATCGTTTTGTGCTACAACGTGTTGTATATCTCCAGATAAGAGCAAGTGTAGGTCTAATGAAGATTTACCGTTAAATTTAATAAAGTGTTTCACTATCTATCACTCTCCCTTTTAATCATCCATTTAAACTGTCTGAATAGTTCTTCCACATCCATATTATTTTCTGCATGGAAGTGTTCAATATGCAGTACTGGTGCATACGTTGAATTATCAACTTGACCTCCAGAACTGAACACATTCGGCACTCTCACGTCTGATTTATCAAGGAAGCTCTTCACAGTTCCTTTTGCATAACGTGGTAATTGACTTAAATAACCCGATAAATAAGGCTTATGCAACGTATCACGTTTAAAATTATCGATACTTGACCAGACTTTAGTTCCTCTAGGTAAGTCGTATAGTGTATCTGTGGAAGGTGATACTCCGAAATATCCGTCTGGTGTTAAGAACGGTTCACGTCTACCACCATCACCTAAATAAGCTAATCCACCACTATGTCCGTCTGTACCTGTTGCGTAACGTCTTCCGCTATTCAACATGTTTTGCCATGTTGTTAATGCGCTTGTTCCTGTTTCTTGATATGCAATAGTGAAGTAAACCGTCTTGTTATAAGCGCTGTTCACTAGGTCGTTATAGTTTGCAATCGAATACGCTACATCACCAGCGTTTGTGCTAGTGTTGAAATAACTACCTTGCGCACTTAGATACATATTTCGTTCGATTTTTTCTGTTAAACCGTCAACCTGTCTAGCAGTACCGTCTGCATCCGTCATTGTACGAACGTTTGCAGGGTTTTGGATTCTACGTTCTAACACGCCATAAGTTTCTAGTAACTTATCAATCTTATTCTGACTATCTGGAGCATTCGTGTTAATTTCAGCTAATTTCTTGACGAATTCTGTGTTATCCCACAGATTCTTAGCTTCAATAATCTTGATTATTCCTTCATTCAATCCAGAATAATTTAAGACCGCTTTCTTCTCATCAATAGTCAATCCATCCCACTTACCTTTATCCTGTAGGATGTGTGCCATCGTTTCACCGATGTTTGTAGCAGTTAAGAATGATTTTGTCTCTGGATCTAAATCATTCCACTTATCTGTCGCTTTTAACGCTTTTTCGATTTGTTCTTTAGCATTAGATGTTAACTTAGCATTATGGATAATGAATTTAAGGTCATTCCAACCTTTTTCAGTACTTACTGCCTTACGTAATACTTCATCGATGTTCTTAACAATGTTTCCAGTCTTTTCGTCCGTAATCATAGCTTCCCATGCGATATTTGCTTTCTTAGTACTGTCAGAAAGTTTGTAACCTAATTCTTCCATTGTGTTAGAAATGTATTTAGCACTCAATGCAACATTGTCCGCTTGTTGTTTCGATAGTTTTTCCATTTCTTCAACGGTAAAACCATAATCTTTAAGCATTTTTTCTGCAGCAGACTTAATTATTTGATTACGTCTTCCTGCCTCTTCGTCTCCCAACGCTTCGTTACGTTTCATTTCTTCTTGAAATGCTTGATAACGTTGAGATGCAATTTCTTTCATTTTAACGTTGTGGTCTTTTTCGATTTCTAACTTTTGGTCTGCGTAGCTTCGAGCGCTAATAGTTCCTTTTCGCCATAGTTCTTTTAATGAATTTAAGTTCTCATTTAAGGTTTGTTGTTCGGTTTTTCCTAATTTAGCTAGATACGATTGACGTTGTTGTAATTCGTTATCATCTAACTTCGTCAAACTTTCCGTCAAGTTTTCCATAATCTTTTTACGGTCTTTTGCGTTTGCGCTAAGAATGTTTGCTTCTTCTTGATACGCTTCTTTCCGTAATTGATTAATTTCTGCGATTTCTTCTCTAGTTAACTTACGTCTTTCTTGACTTGCTTTATCGTAAATCTCGTTGATTCTAGATTCGTTTTCTTCAATAACTTTCTTAGATTCACCAATTTGTGATTTACGCTCTTCAACTTCTTTAGATAATGCACCTTTAACTTTTTCTGGAAGTTTGTTGTAAGATTCTTCAATTTCCTTAATCTGCTTATCAGCTGTGGATTTTAAAGCATCAAACATCCCACTAAATTGTTTCTGTGCTTCACCTTTTATTTTGTCATCAATAGTAAAACCTTTATTAATGAACGTTTGTGCGTTATTACCAAAGGCTTCTGCTTTTTTTAACGCTGAATCGATTTCGTCTGATACATCCGCACCCCAACGTTTTACTTTTTCAGAACTCTTAAACGCTTCGTGTGCTTGCTCTCCGAACGCTTTCCACGCTACAATTCCTACTCCGATTGCAGCAGCTGCACCTAATAGCCACGGATTCAATCCGATACTGGTTAATTTAGTGAAAAATCCACCAGTTTTAGCAACTTCACCACCTAATTTCGCTACGCTTGCGCCTGCAATTTCGGAAACACTTCCAGTACCTTCAATAGTACCTTTTGCTAAATCG